AAAGGCAAACTAGAGTCCCCTAAAGCTAACCGTACACGCCCACGTAAGGGTAAGAAGTATGGCTAATCCATTCCCAATCTAATAATGTGACACCGCTATTTCCTAGTCCTGATCACTACCTCCACAACCTAATAACGATGACAAGCTCTGAAGCAAAAAGGCTACACCGTCGTGCAATTAAGGAATACTTTAATTGTCAATGCGTATACTGCGGAGAAACTTATGAACTACATGAACTTACACTTGACCACGTTCGCCCTAAGTGTTTTGGTGGCGAAGACCTTACTTCAAATTTGGTACCCAGCTGTAGGAAATGCAATCAGGCTAAAGGAAGTAGCAATTGGCTACAATGGATGAGGGACACATTTGGTCCTACTAATAGGGAAACACTTATTCTATCACACATTCGTTAATCATGGACAAGAAAAAAGACGACAAGCAAAAGAAGAACCGTGGGTCTGTAGTTGAAAACATTAAAGACTTTGTTAATCGGGCTACTGCTGCTTCGATGTCACGTCAACAAGGACGTAGTAATCTTACCTCTAAGGATCTTGATAAGGTTAGGGGTGGTTCAGCTACCGTTTTCGATGCACCCAATGGTAAGGAGTACAAAGGTCCTGCCTTTGGTGAATACAAGGCTAAAGGTAAGGACGACTAACCTAAGGAAAAGGCTAAGCCCCGTCAACGTCGTGGTGCAGGTCGTGAGGACATGATGAGTAATCAGCGTCAACGCGAGATCATGGAACGTGAGGAGCGTAAGCGTAAGAATAACATGGACAAAGGCGGGTCTAATGTAGTTGGGAGCTGAGTAATGGCTCCACAAAATAAGCCAATGCCAAAATCTGCATCATTTAAATCCCCACTTGACGCAGGTTTTGAGGTAGCAATGGAAAACTTTTGGCAGGGTATGAAAAAAGCAGCTGCTCAAGGTCTCTTCTCTGAAACTGATGTAGAACGTAATTTTCAACAATTTAAACGTGTTTCTAGAATGTTAGTCAGTCAAGGGGATAATTTCCTTGTCGACTATTTTAACAATGTTGATCCTAAAACGTTAACTGATCCAGTAGAAGCCAAAAAACTTGCCACTACTATTAGTGGTAAACTTGGTGACGACGTTCAAAAGGCAATGAACTTTGCACCAAGGATAGTAGAAGGTCATCATGGCATTTCAGTCGAGTCAACCTTTAACGCATCTAAACACCTGCCTTGGAAAGATCGTATTGAGTTTCACCGTATTCTCAACAATGAAATGTTGGGTGGTGGTACTGTTGCGGAGGACATGTATCCTTTGACTAAATTTGGTCATCAAGGTATGGGCACTCGTGCCAAGGCTCCGTTTCATGTACCATCAGCGCACACAACTGCTAATCCGCTAGCTATTGCTGAGTCCACAGGGTTTCCAGTTGATACAGGTACTTGGGGTAAAGAATTTGATTTTTCAAACATTAAGGACCCGCGTAAACTTGCTGAAGTATTTTGGGAGCAAAGTGGTAAACCTCAAATGGATATGGCTGATCGAGCCTTTAATTCACCACAAGAGGTTGCCTTTCGTACAGAATTAGCTCAAAGACTTGGGATAAGGGAGCGTGATTTATATACTTTAAGTAAAAAGCCTGACGATAGCAGTAGTAATAGAGAGTTTAAGTTTGAAGCTAGAGGTGCAAGATTTAAGCAATTACTTAAGGAAGCTGGTATTGCTGAAAAGGATGTTATTGAAATGGCTCACCGTGCATACGGACTGCCAGTTCCAGCACCTAGAGCTGCGTTACCTAGTGACCCTAATGCACCAAAGGTACCGAGGGCCAAAAAAGATAAAGTAGTACCAACATTTGAAGATGCAGAAAGGCTTGCAAAAGGTTGGTTTACTCCTGAAGAGTTTAATGTTCAACCTGTAGAATCAAAGGGGTTAATGCCTACTACCCCTAGTAGGGTCATTCCTAGTAGAATAAATAAAGGATTGAGCGGAGCTGGTCCTGTCCCAACTCGCCCATCACCAGGTCAGATAGCTGCATCTATTGCAACTCGCGAACCACTCCCTACCCCTAAACCTCAACCTAAAGTTATGAAGCCGACAGCTAAACCTAAGGCTGCGGCTCAGCCAACTAAACCAGCAGCTAAACCTCGTGTTATTCCTAGTAGACAGATGCCGACTAGTGCTTCTATTCCGAGAACTAGTCAGTTAAGTCCTTTTAATCGTGGATCTGCCGCATATGGCGGTATAGAGAGGCAAACCAACGAATATGTTCAGGATAATCCTAACACTTCGCCATTCATGCTTCGCCTAGCAGATTAAACCTCCACCATCGGTACCTAGGAGCCTCTACAAGGGGCCTCTAGGTGCTTTCCTATACATCCTATCACATGGACACTTTAACCGCCCTTAAAGACGATTTTAAGCTCTTCCTTCAAGCACTATGGGGTCAACTAGATCTACCCTCACCTACACGTGCTCAATACGCCATTGCTGATTACCTGCAACACGGTCCTAAACGACTACAGATCCAAGCCTTCCGAGGAGTCGGTAAGAGCTGGATTACTGGAGCGTTTGTGTTGTGGACACTCTTTAATGATGCAGAGAAGAAGATCATGATCATCTCAGCTTCTAAGGAGCGTGCTGACAACATGTCGATCTTCCTACAGAAGCTAATTATTGAGACACCGTGGTTAGTACACCTTAGACCTAAGAGTGATGATAGCCGATGGAGTCGTATTAGCTTTGATGTTAACTGCTCACCTCACCAAGCACCATCCGTTAAGAGTGTTGGTATCACGGGTCAGCTAACAGGTAGTCGTGCAGACTTAATGATTCTTGATGACATCGAAGTGCCTGGCAACAGTATGACTGAGATGATGAGGGAGAAGCTCCTACAGTTGTGTACCGAGGCTGAGTCTATCCTTACACCAAAGAAAGATAGTCGTATCATGTACCTTGGTACACCCCAGACTACTTTCACCATCTACCGTAAGCTAGCTGAACGTAACTATCGACCCTTTGTGTGGCCAGCACGTTACCCACGTTCACTTAGTAACTATGAAGGACTGCTAGCTCCTCAACTACAAGAAGACATAGACACAGGTGCAGAGTCATGGGAAGTAACAGACCCCGATCGTTTTAGTAGTGATGATCTAGTAGAACGTGAAGCTGCTATGGGTCGTAGTAACTTCATGCTTCAATTCATGTTGGATACGACTCTTAGTGATGCAGAAAAGTTCCCACTTAAGTTCTCAGATCTTATCATTACCTCTGTTAACCCGACTCAAGCGCCGGATGCTGTTGTGTGGTGCAGTGACCCTCGTAATGTTCTCAAGGATCTGCCTACGGTTGGCTTACCAGGTGATTACTTCTATTCCCCGATGCAATTACAAGGAGACTGGAGTAACTACACCGAAACAATCTGCTCGGTAGACCCATCAGGTAGGGGTAGTGATGAAACAGCAGCAACATACATAAGTCAAAAGAATGGGTTTCTCTACGTTCACGAGGTACGAGCTTATCGCGACGGCTATAGCGACAATACACTTCTTGACATCCTGCGTGGGTGTAAGCGGTACAATGTTACTAAACTACTCATCGAAACAAACTTCGGAGATGGTATCGTCGCAGAACTGTTTAAGAAGCACCTACAACAAACTAAACAAGCAATAGACGTAGAGGAAGTACGTGCTAATGTCCGTAAAGAAGACAGGATTATTGATTCCCTTGAGCCAGTCCTTAATCAGCATAGGCTTATTGTTGATAGGTCTGTGGTGGAATGGGACTACAACTCGAATAAAGAAGCCGCACCCGAGGAGCGTCTCCTATACATGTTGTTCTATCAGATGTCTAGGATGTGCAGAGAAAAGGGAGCTGTTAAACATGACGACAGATTAGACTCACTAGCACAAGGCGTTAAGTACTTTACAGACGCTATGTCTATTAGTGCCTATGAAGCTGTTAAGATGCGTAAGCAAGAGGAGTGGAATGACATCCTAGACACATTCCTAGATGACCCTCAAGCTGCTACAAATCACCTAGTTATGGGTATGAATTTAGAGCAAAGACGTAAGGCTAGAGGTAAAAAAAAGAGCCCAGTCCCCACCTGGGTTTAGGCAGATCCCACCCGTAAAGCGGAGCGCCGAAGGGTGGATCGGATCTCCGTGAAGGGAGGAAGACATGTCTCTAACAAGACACATCTTCCTCTTTATTAATGTCCCTGGGAATGGACATTCTGTAAGTACTACCTCCAAAGACACAAACTTCCACTAACTAATACTGAATCTTGGAGTACTGATTCTCCCCAATCCTTCTGAATCCTGTCACTACTTATTCTACTGTATACGTTATGAGCAGAACATATCGTAAGCAACCCTTACGTAATCAATTCCGTCACCCTAAGACACTTAACGAGTTAAAGCAAGTTAAAGTCAGTGATGATTACTTGGATTCTCAATATACAGTAAGTACTAGGAATCGTTATATCCCATCAGCATGGGATGATATCACTGCCACCTCTATCTACCAAAATGACCACCCACACAGTTAGTCTTGTACACATCACACCTAACGCTGAAGAACTTATTAGTTACATGGCACGTGTTAGTAATCCAGCTAACCAATCCAACACTGAGACCAGTGCTAAACTAATTAAGTATCTTATTGACCATCAACATTGGTCTCCATTTGAAATGGTTAACATGTGTGTAGAGATTAACACTACACGTAGTATAGCAGCACAGATCCTTAGGCATAGGTCCTTTAGCTTTCAGGAGTTCAGTCAACGGTATGCTAAAGTAACAGCAGATCCTATCATGCCTGAACTGCGTCTTCAAGATCATACAAACAGACAGTCGTCATTGGTAGATACAGAAGGCAAGTTGACTAACTACTTTAGTGCTGCTATTGAAAGTATCTTTGCTAATAGCCAAGCAGTCTATGAAGAGATGATAGCAGCTGGGGTAGCTAAGGAGTGTGCTAGGGAAGTGTTGCCGCTGGCTACACCTACTCGACTGTATATGAATGGCACTATTCGGTCTTGGATTCATTACTGTCAGCTTAGGTGCGGTAATGGGACACAGCTAGAGCATAGGATGATCGCAGAAGGTGCTTATAAGCTCCTAGAAGAGCATCTCCCTAGTGTTTGTTTAGCACTAAGTCATGTATAGTCGTACTGGTCCGAGAGAACAAGGTAAGCGGTACTCTAAGGGGTCTAGGAAGCCCGTTAAGGTGCGTCAGGCTAAGCAGAGGTACAAACACCTTAAGAAGAAGTATAAGGCCCTTTCAGGTGACGCTGGGGGGTCCTTTAATTTTTGGCATAAATTTAACAAGCCTTATATCGCCAAGGGGTCTCGTATTTCCCCCCAGTGCCCCCCTCTTGCGATCAAGGACTCTCAGCACTGGTAGTTGTTAATAGGCAACACTGTGTCCAATGTCCTGCGTACCTGTGCCTGATGCAGATACTCTGGACACGGTACTGGGGGCACCGTCATCATCTATCGTCACGCCTTATTGAGAATGAATCGCAATAAGAGGTAGTGATAGTAATGGATAGTGATGAGTATAACGCTATATGTAGTGCATTGGTATAGGTATGACACTAGGGTAGATATCAAGTTATCTGTCTGCCCTCTCCAACTCAACAGGACAGCGCAGTTATAACGCTCTCAGCCACGCCTAGAAGCGGCTATAAGGCGCCTCTAACCGTTAATAGGTATACTGACACCAACAGGCCAGTAGAGAGGCATTACAGAGGCACGTAGAAAAAGTATTCACACTCACGCAAACTAACACGAATACAACAGCACTACATTGATACGACACACTGGACACGGCTACGGTTCGGATCGATAAGGAACGCTGATAGGGTCAATTAGGGCGCTACACGGATCCACTGGGTTCTTGGGTTTGACACATCGAGCCAGCCGTGGTATGGTAGGTTCATCGGTGGGGGAGGCGAGACCGTCGCTCCTTACCAGCACCAGCGGTCCTTCCGCTGCGCTACAGAACCTAGATAACTTAATATGTGTGGTCATCACAAGACGGACTTAGCGGAGCGAGCGATCCCGCGAACAGTTATAGGTTGCAACCCGACCTGACTGTACGACCACGTTAC